AATATTTTGATCTGAAGGAAATGGTCCTTCTAAATCACCAATACCAATATCTACTTCAGGAGTATCTCCTTCGACATCTACTTGTTCGTAATTATCTTCAAGATCAACTGCTCCTTCTGGAACATAAGTTTCTGCATCTGGTCCTTCATCTGTTTTTACAGGAAGAGTCATTTTAGGTGCTTTATACTTTTCTTCCATTGCTATTATCTTATTATACTTCTCCATATCGTTTGGATCTGTAGACATTGTTAAATCATGTTTATAACTTTCCCACACATCCATAATCATTTCGTCGCGTGTTCTCTTTTTCCCTCCCCCAATAGCAGCAAGTAATCCTTCCATTACATCGTGAACAGGTCCAGTAAATCCTTCTTTACCACCCCTACTCTGTAAATACTCTTGAAAAAGATCTTCATGTTCAAAGGCTCCATACGGAGTACCGCCCGTTTGAAGTTGAACTGCACCGCCTGACGCATATCTCTTTTCATTCATGCGTTTGTCAATCATTAAGTCACGTTCTTCGGAAAGGTTCTTTAAAGATTCAAGAATAAGTTTGGTATCCGTTTCACGAATAGAAATGTCATCCCTGATTTTTGAATCTGTTTTCTTTTGTTTATCTTCAGCAACTTTTGTAGCAGCCTGTAACTGTACACCCATTTCTTTAAGATCAAGCTCACGATTTTTAATCGAAAGCTCTGCTGCATCTTTGGTAGCCGTCATTTGAAGTTTCTGTTGATCAAGATCGAGTCTTGCACTTTCCAACAGAAGATTTTGATTTTCAAGAGACTGTTCATCTGCTTTACCCATATTAGCCTGTAGAATTTCTTCAGCAGCGTCAATGGATAATTGACTGAGAACTTCAGGAGAAGCTTGACCATCTTTAGGCATAGATACCTGCATAAGACCTGACAACTGTTCTTGATACTGTAAGACCATATGCTGTTGTATATTAGCCTGAAGAACAGGAACGGCTGGAGCCATCATCTCTGTCTTTCCTAAAGTTGGATCATCTATAAATGCTGTTTTAATAGCAATATGAGCAGCGTGATCCTGTTGAGGAAAAGCTTGAATAGGTCTTCCTTTTACAACCAAATCAATGTCCGTTATTGGATCATGTGGTTCTGGTGGTGTTTCAGGTGTAAAAAATCTATCTGCATTCTGAATATTAGCAGCCTTCAGGATTGATTTGTGGACTTCGGGGAGGTTGTACATTCCTTGTGGAGCTTGAGAGGATAACTGTAAGACCATCTGTGCCATAGATAACCTGTGAGCAGCAGAGGGGATATTAGGATCAGATACAGGGATAACATCAATACGCCCATCAAAATCAGACTTAAATACAGAAGTAGTGATGTTAGGTACGTCATAAGGGTATTCATCAGGTAAGAACTCAAAGTTAATTTTTGAAAGAATACGAAACTCATCACGCTGGCTCTTATGTAGTCGTTTATGAATTGCACTGAAGAACTTAGCGGATGACTCTAAAAGAGCCATTGTAGTTCCAACGGGTCCGTAATTAGAAGACTCATTTACAATTTGTTCTGTACTATCTGCAAACTTCTGTCCAGCTGCTGTCATAAATGTAAGCATGTTATACAGAGTTTGAGAAGGTTCTTTGTATGGTAATGGTACAATAGACTTCTGAAGATCCAAACCTGTAGCTTCTACTTCACGGAATTCACCGGGAGCGATAGGATCATTTCCCCCTACAACACGAACACCACGAGCTTTAAAACCACCCGGCAAGTTAGAGAACTGTCCTGCATCAACAAGACTTCTCAGGGCAGATGTTGCACTCATAGTCAAGTTACCAAGCAAATGGATAAGACCTATACCATAAAAACCAAATCCCGGTACAAACTTGTAATGGGTAAAGTAAGTTTGTTTAGCTTGTGTTATATCTTCTTTTGCCCAGTTCCTTCGAATAGCTATAACTTTTTGACTTTGCTTTTCCACCGTAACAACGTAAGGAAGTCCTACACCGCTTTCACTTTGAAAAGGTTCAGGTAAATTAAGATAACAATGTTGTTCAAGTAACACATACTGTTGATCATAGTCTTCAGAAGGATTGATTCCCATGATAGAGTCAATCTTACTTGTAAAAGATGTAGGATCAGGAGTAGTTGCATCCTGAAGATCTGCATCCATATACATTCCATTTTCTATATCCCGTTCCATTTCGTTAGGACTACGATATATAACATGTGTATATCGTTCTGCCTTTTGTATGTCAGAAGCGTAATAAGATACATAAAACTGATCAACCGGGATAAACTCTGAAGAAGGTCGCCTCAGTGTTGGATCGTAGAACATCTTTTTAAAAGCTGATCCAATAAGGGGTAGATGGAACAACATCTTTTCAAATTCGTCAAAGTATTCACTGATCTGTTCCGTGAACTGGTAATTCATAAAGTCCTGTACACGGGTTGCCTGATCCTGACGTTCAGGCGAAGCATCTCCTACAATCTGTGTACGAACAGGTCCACCAGATGGAAAGAGTTCAATGGTTGCTTTTGACTGAAATTTAACAGCAGCTTCAATAATAAGAGGAGATACAGCCGTACAAGATCCTTCAAACGGTTCTGTTGTCTCCTGAAGTTTAAGTCCTAAGAGATCAAAGCCTCTTTCAAAAGTAGACTCCCATTCTTCCCGTGATTCCTTGTCAGCATTGAATGAGTCAATAACATCAGTTCCAATGAGATCCAAATCATCTTTATCCATCGCTTCTGCAAGGTTCGCATAGTGATCACTTTGTGTCTCTTCAAAAGCAGCATCTATTTCATTATTGATGCCTTCTAACCCTAACAACTCTGCGTCATCAGGATTTTCTAATTCAATCTCTAACTCACTGTTTCCCGTTTCAGCTTGAGGTACGCTTGTACCACCTACTAAACTTAGAAGAGGGCTTCGCTCTATTGCCATAAGTTTATTCCCTTATCTTAGGCATAGGACTTCTTAGAGAAGTTCCAGTATCCTTTACGTGGCGGTTTATAAATATCTTCATCTTCTTCATATTCAGGATCGTCACTATGGGTTACATACCACGAATCCCTCATATATAATATAGCCATTACCATTGCGTCAACCTGATCATCATAACGTGCATTTGGAAAACTGCAAGATTCGTCAATCAACTCTAACGCCCAGTCCTTATTATCAGGTAGCCATATTCTTCCTGACTCTAAAAAAGGAGTGGCAGCTGTAGCTCTACTTACTTTATCACGATCAGGTGTGAACTCCAACACAGGTAAACCTGCTCTACGTAAATCTTGAAGCAACGACTGACCTGACGCTTTCTTTTCAATCATAACTGCATCTGGTTTATGTTTGTCATATTCTTCTTGAGCTTTAGAACGTAATTCAGGATATTCAAATCTATCTCTGACATTCCCTAATAAAATTAAGTTTGATACTAATCTTTCTATTCCCCTGCTGTCAACTTCTAATTTTTCAAATATACCCCATGTTTGCATTACAGAGTAGTCAGCGGTTGTTTTAGCAGAGAATGCAGTATCCATTGTTTGAATAATAAACTCACATTCAGGAGGATCATCATGGGGCCATCTTTGAAACCATCCTTTTTTAATGATACCACCATCGTCGGGTGTAGGATTTTGCATATATAAAGACTGCCAATACCGTGTTCCGTTATGTCTTTTAATTTCTACTTCATCTACTCTTAATATATTATCAGGTTTCCACTCAGGGAAATAAGATGATCCTACTGGAAGATTAAGAAGTTTAGCTGCATCTTCGTCAAGCCATGCAGGTATCTTAATTACTTCCCACGGATGTATAATAACATCCGCTTTATCTGACTTAGCTTCTGCTTCAAGAAGCCATCCACAAATGTCATCTTCGTGATAACGTGTATTAATAATGACAATAGCTCCTGACGGCATAAGACGGGTTCGTAATCCTGCTGGATACCACTCTTTTATGTATCTTCGTCCTGCTTCACTAAAGGCATCTTCTTCCGACATAACGTCATCCAGCATAGCAACGTGTGCGCCACGACCAGCAATCTGTGTTCGAACTCCAGCTGCAACATACACACCATTCTGATTTGTTTGCCATTTCCCTGCTGACCTGACATCACTTCTAAGTTTAACATCTGGAAAAATAATATTAAACATTTCGTGATTAAGAAGATCCCGTACTGATCTTCCAAAGTCACTGGCAAGCTGATCACTATGGCTAACACTTAGAATTTCGTGATTAGGATGTCTTCCCATGTACCATGCAGGAAACAGCTTCGAACAGATAACAGACTTAGAAGAACGAGGAGGAAGAAAAACCATAAGACGTTTACAGGTTCCTTCTTCTATTTGTTGTAATTTAGAACATATCAGTTCTATATGCCGTCCCATGCGAAAGTCTGCGATCAAGGAAGGAGCCATCATTTTTACAAAAGTAAGAAAGTCAGCAGAAGATGCGTTTACAACATTTTCAAATAAACGTTCACGTAAAGCTAATTCGTTGTTGGTGGCAGTTTGTTCACTCACAGTTTGAATTCACCTGCTCCCGGTAAAGAGGTCAATCCGTTAGGCTGCTGTGGAGGAACCGGGGCTGGTGGAAGTTGTTGAGGCATATATCCATTTAACGCAGCTTGCTGTGTCTGATTAGGAGCAATCGGAAGATTAGAAGGTGTAAAAGAATTATTCTGAATATCCGCTAGACGCTGGTTATGCTGCTGTGTCATATAATTTATATATGTATTTGGATTACGACCTAACATTGATGGAGCATTCTGTACTCCCCCAACTGTCGGAGGCGGTGCGAAACCTTGACCCATTGTATTTATACCTTATGCGTTTAATTCACCTACAATACGTTTCTTTTCAGCTTTAAGGTTCCGTTTTCCTTTACGGGTATATCCCTTTTCAGCATCTACACGACCAAGCTCTTCCAGCCTGTTTTCACGGCTTGTATTGTATTCATATCCGTCTACAACCTTGTGACCTGATGGAGAAGAAACAACCCCACCTGTATGCATAAGACGATCTGCAAAAGGCTGTGTACCTGTGCTACGGGTATTACCCATTTTACGTGTTTCTTCTTGAGGATATAAACCCTGTCGATTCATACCATATTTTGATAACGGCATAACTGTTAGCCTCCTTTATCTACTTTAAATGGTTCGGGTTGTGAGTAGACTTCATCTACAACAACGTTTGTTTCTGGACCCAAGACATTAGGACCCTTCCGTGCTTGTCCGTAACCCTGTCCGGTTGGACGACCTACGCATATATCAAGATACTCAGTATCCTTTGTCTTTTGCATTTGTTTAATATCCTTTTTTAATCGTAATCGTAACTATCTACAACAGGTCCACCTGAAGCCATACGAACCGTGCCACCAGATGCCTTATTCTTTAAAGAATCCCTTGCATCTTTTTTAATTTTATTTCTCAATTTATATCTATCTTTTATATTACGAGAAAGCCCTTTAATATTTCTAAGACCTGCCGAAAGATCATATCCTAAATTCATTTTAACATCTTCCCTTTTTTTAATCGTAATCGTAACTATCTACAACAGGTCCACCTGATTTCATTCGTACCGTACCACCCGTAGCTATTGGAATTGAATTTTTACGTTTAGGGATCTTCCTTAGTTCGGGTCTGGTCACCCTATTCTTCTTCTTTTTCTGCTTTATTATATTTTTAAAAAGTTTTACTGCATTTCTTTGATCTTGATCTACGTCCATCCTATGTACATCGTGTAAACCACCATAAAGTTTATCACCTATATCCGTATGAACTTTAGGATTATAATGTCCTTCAGTCGGATCTTTTGTGATTAAATCATATTCTTTCCATATATGTGGTCTATTTTGTGCAGTTTCTCCTGTTGAACCAATCTTTGTAACCAAAGCGTCTTGTGCATCTTGAAGGCGTTGATTCATTTCCTTTCTAAGTTGTTTTTTAGTTTTAGCCATAACTCAAATTAATATCCCTTTAATCGTAGTCATAACTATCTACAACTGGACCACCAGATTTCATACGAACCGTACCGCCTGTAGCGTTACCCATCATAAATCTTCGCCTATCAGCTTCATCCATCCGTCCTTTATCGTGTAAACCACCATAAAGTTTATCACCTATATCCTTACGAACTCTAGGATTATAGTGTCCCGCAGTCGGATCTTTGTTAGACTCATACTCTGTTGCTATTTGTTTAGGATTTGTAGCAGTTTCTCCTGTTGTACCAATCTTTGCAGCTAAAGCGTCTTTTGCGTCTTCAACGCCCTGAATAAGTTTTTTTCTTTTCTTTTTAGAATATAGTGCCATAACTCAATGTACTCCTAATTTGTTAAACGAGGAAGAACCTTTATCTATAACCCCATCTACACTTTTTCTGAACTGTATAGATCCCAATTCATTATAAACTCTAAACAAACTATGTGCTGCTTCGACAAGCATATCCCGTAAAGGGTCAAGTTCCTTATCCGGGTTTTTAAAAGCAGGATGAGAACAAACATGACTATGCCAGTTCTCAATAGTAAACTCTACCCTGTCCATAGCCTGATTGTATCCAGCCTGACCGGGAGCATAGTTTAATTCATTATAGGGTATGATTCCAGCGAATGACAAGCGTTTAGAAAGATTTTCATTTTTTTCCGTAGTTTCACTTGTATCTATAAATTCGTAAAACTCTTTATAGTTCATTTGCCTTACCACCCTCTATAACTTTGAACCCTGCTATATCCGCTAGGCGTTCTATATCTTTCTTTACGTCTTCACTTGAGTCACTATCCCCTAATGCTCCCATCTTAATCTTTTGTTCAGATCTGTCAACAAACATACCAAGATGTTTCGCCACGTTCTCTACGGAGCGATTTGCATTTGTGTAGTCGCCATTCTGGATTGCATGTTGATAAACTTCATCTAATCTTTGCAACACATGGTCAGCACTCCACGCCATACGATCTATTGCAACCTCACGGAGATCATTGATGCGTTGTTCTATCTTAGGCTTTTTGAGGAGAGTGGAGGCCCGTCTACGGGTATCAGCATGGTTTTTACCGGGCGCATACCCTGCTGCCTTGTAAGCAATTAGACTATCACCTGTTGCAATATACTCCATACAGAACTTCTCCTGCTTCGGAGACATTCCTGCTATAAAGTTACCGGGTTTAAA